AATTGTCACTGGGTCCACATATCTCCATAAGGGCAAGTGGACTACCAAGACATTCCCTGTTCAGATCTACAGATACACGGAGATCCCAAGGCGTCTCTGGGGAATCTCTATGGTTGCCCCTGCTCTAGACCTACAGTTGCTTTACAACCGAGCACGGTCACAGGTGATCCACAACGTTGAGCTTATGGGCAACCCCAAGTGGTTGATCCCCAAGACTGCTGGCGTTAGCTCCCAGTCTCTGACATCTAGGCCCGGTGAGAAGATCTACTACAACCCAGCAGGAGGAGCGCCACAGCAGGTGGCAGCAGCGCCTCTTCCTGGGTACATGCTGGACAACATCTCACGCATTCAGTCTGAGATGATGGACACCGTGGGCATTCACTCTGTGACCCTTGGCAAGCGCGCCGTTGGGGTGACCTCTGGCAAGGCAATGACGACCCTGTCAGAGAAGGACACCAGCCAGCTACAGATTACCCAAGAGGGCATTGAGCGCGGAGTGACTGCACTTGGCCGCCTTGTTCTTGAGTTGATGAAGAAGCACTACACCGAGGACAGGATGATTAGGATCCTGGACCAGTACGGGCAGGTGACCTTCAAAGCCTTGAAGAACACGGACATTGTAGACAAGCCGGAGATCTTCCTACAGGCCGGGTCTCTGTTTAGAGACGAAGCTCAGGACCGAGATGCCAAGGTTATGCAGCTTCTTGAGATGGGCCTCATCGAGAAGGAAGATGCCCTGCAAGAGCTTAGCTTCCGTACAGGCAATCAGAACGTGTCTGAGAGGGCACAGGCTATCGGGCATGCTCAGGATATGCTTGATGCAGTTAAGATGGGCGGTGAGATTGAAATCTTCACATCGGATGATCTCGACACCTTTAAGAAGGTCTTCGCAGAGTTTGTCAGAACCAAAGACTTCTACGAGTTGCCCCCGCCAACACAGGAATACCTCCGAGATGTACTGGTATCTATTGCGACAGCCCAAGCTCCTCAGGAAGAACACGAGGCAGTCATGGCGTCCAAGAAGGTCTTCCCACGCACCTCTGCACAATCTGACCCGGCGTCAGTTGCGAAGGCTATAGCCCTGCCAGAGTCCCAAAGCGCACAGCAGCAGGTGGCCCAAGAGCAAGCAGCTAAGCAGCAGGCCATTGGAAGCATGGCCGCCGCAGAGAGGCTTATGACTAGGAGATCAGAAGGCGCTATGTCTAATATCAGACAGGGCGGAGGTATTCTGTAATGGCGACTACTGACTACATCTCGAACGTCTTGAGGACTTACATTGATGAGCCTGACCAGACGTTTGTCGATGACGCTCTATTAGTTAAGTTTTTGCAGATCGGATACCAAGAGTTTCGTAACCGCGTCATGCAGTGCGATCCAAACATCTACGCTGTAGAGGCCGTGTACACGCTGCCCAGTACGACGGAGCTAGACCTGACTGCCACCAACCCAGATGGAGCAGCTACGCCTATTCTTGGGGCCAACTCCGTTGCCGGGTCGCAGCTTGAGATGCTCATTGCCGTGTACAGGCAGGACAACACAAGCGCCATCCCAGCCAGGATTCTAAATCAGGTGCAGAGCGTTCAGGCGCTTGAGGCCACGAACAACTCGTACTTCTTCTCCAACAACAAGATTACGTTCTCGTATCAGATCAGCGGACAAGCTAGGGTCTCATACGTGCCGTCGTCTAATATCGATTGGACTGTTGTTGGTGGGTACATCGACGACATGACTCTGTTTCATGACCTGATCGCTCTGTATGCGTATAAGCAATATGCTATTGTTGATGCCGCAGAGAACGGGCCGTTGATCTCCCAGCTAAACAAAAGGGAGTCGGAGTTTATGAGCTACCTTACGTCCAGAACTACGGGTGGCCCGAACTACGTGCAGGATGTTACGTCGTCTATCTTGTTTATGTAGGAGTCACTAATGGCCGTTAGGGGTCGAGAGGTAGAGGGGATCGCCGGAGGCATCGAGGCGGCCTCTACGGTCAAGGGTGCCTTCAATCAGAACATGATCTTCCGTCGCATGTCGGCGGAGACCAGAGAGGGTTTTGGTCAGGTCGTAGAGCTTGATACGACCATGGCTGCTATTGGGTGGGAAGAAGTCGTAGGTTCTGTTGACCCAGATCCTGACGAGCTATGGGGATACAAAGAGCATCTTGGCTCTTATTTGATTAACACCACCAATGGCCACAAACAGGTTGTCAGCGTATTCTCAGCCGATGTAAGGACGGGCGACAGGCAGTTTGAGGGGACAACTCCTTCGTCTATCGGAGAGTTCACCTCTATCTACATTGTGTCGATCTACGACCTGACTACAGATCAAAGATGGGAAGAGCCTATCTATGATCACACATCGTCATTCTCAGCCGATGGCGCGCTAGAGATGCCCGACTGGCACGGCAACTACGAGACCTCTTATGACCAGCAATACCTTTCAACTACGTCAGGCTCTGCTACGTTTGGGTCTTACGCGGGGGGCACTTACGTCCTTACGGCGGATTATCAAAGATGGATTCATGCTCCTGACCCAGATTCTCCGTTCTTTTTTACAGAGCTAGATGACGTTCTGTACTTTGGCAACAAGCACACCGGATTGCTTGCCTACTACCCCTCTTCGTTCAGGGGCAAGTGGAAGGGAGATGGATCTTCTAAGAACTACGGCACCATGCGCCGTGATCGATCTAAGCAATCACAGACGGTAAAGTTCCTCAGCGCCAAGGACACTTACTCTGAGTCTTCAGTTGTTGTAGACGCAATCGCTGTTGATGGCCCCTTTGATGGCTTTGAGTATCTGAATCAGAGCGAGTTCCCTAAGCCTTCAGGCATCGCGTCTATTGATGCTCGGCTCGCGATGTTCTCTGGCAAGGAGATCTACTTCTCAGACGTCTTGTACCCAACGAGCGTGGTGCCAGATAACGTGTTGTTTGTCCCATCCGAGGAAGACATCACAGCCATTGCAGAGCACACTGGCAATCTTATTATCTTCACAGAGAACGAGACCTGGCTGTTTAGGCCATCGCCTGGGTTTATCATCGCAAGCGGCAACCTTGTAAGGCTGGCTGATGGCATTGGCTGTGCGTCTATGACGTCAGTCCTTAAGGCGTCAGGCACCCTGTTCTGGATGGACATGAGGGGCTGTTATCGACTGGGCGGTAGTTTGTCTATTGAGAGGATCTCCGACGACATCGAGCCGTTCTTCAACGATTTCATCACCAACCCAATCACAAGCTACTACACCACCTACAACAGCATGGCCGCCTACTCTGACATGATTGAGCAGGGCTCCATGCGACTGTCGTTCAATCCTAAGATGGTTAGCTCTTGCTACTTTGCAGAGCTGGAGACTGTGGTGTTTTGCATCCCAGAGATGGGAGGAGCCATGTGCCTTAGCTCAGAAGGCGGCTGGGCGTGGTGGTCTTTTGAGAGCAGTGCTGTGCAGAGGTATGACGGGGCAGCCCTTGAGAATGTTGTTGGCGTCGCCAAGAACATCAGAAACCCTTGGGTCGTATGCGACAATGAAGAGATGTTTATTGTTAGCTCTTACGGCAAAGACGAGCAGGGAGAGAGGGTAAACCAAGTAGGCTACGCACAGCTTGGCGACGACAGGCAGACAAGGTCTAGGCCATACTCAATCTTGCGGTACGGCAGGGGAGGGTCAATCGATAGAAGCCTAGAGCTTGGCGAAGACCGTAGGTCACTTGCTGGGCAGTGGAGGTCTGTGGATGAGGTCGCGGGCTTTGCAAGCCTTAGCGACCACTACCTGTATGTTGGCAAGCCAATCCCAATCCCTGCTCAAACCACTATTGGCACCGTAGGCGGGTCTTTGTCTTTGGCCACGCTCCCAGGGTCTGTATGGGTGCCTATCGAGCTTGTGCCTGGAGACAGGGACAGCGCAGGCAACGCTATTGACTATCATATCCACAACATATCCATCTCGTTTACGTTTGACTCAGACAACTGGGAGACTATCCCGGCTGGCACTGGGCCACAGACGGGCGTTGGCTCAGACCCCCTTTGGTTCTTGCCCCCAGAGAGGCAGATTACAGAGTCAGGCTGGGACGTTACGAAGCCCCTCGCAGATCGAGTAACCATTACCTACAACGCGGCAACACCCGCAACCAACAGGCCGGTGTTTGGTGCCGCAGTCCTTAATGCCAACAAGAGACAGACCAACAGGTTGATCTACATCCCATTTAGGCCAAAGCAAACCATTCAAAAGGTCTATGCTGCCGAGCAAGGCATGGGGATAGACATCGACACCAAGGACATCAGGGCGATCACCGCTGTTGGAACGTTTGACGCTTACATGGCTATGCGTGCGTACATATGGGAAGAGACAAGGCTTGGTCAGGCTGAGAAGTTTAACAACCACAAGGCCGTCTATGTCTCGACAAGCACGACCCCTCATACGGAGTTAGTGGCGCAGCCTATTGACTGGGCTTACAAGACAAAGCCCATAGCTGACGAAAGCAAGACTCAGATCAAAGGCAGGGGTCTTAGGATTACAGGTGCATCCAGAGGCGCTGCTACCAGCAGGCTAATTGATAGCTGGCCTACAGGTCTTTTGAACACAATCTCTGGCGCAGACTACAAGGAGTGGTCGTCCCAGGTGGTGGACATTATTCCCGAGGGAGATGCCGCTAACACCAAGGGAGAGAAACCTGCGGTGGTATTGTCGGCAAACAAGCAGACTATCAGGACAAGATACAAGAACTCGTCAACTGGTGCGTTGGTTGGCAATACATTCAACACTACCAATGGCCCTACGTGGGGAACCCCTGGTGTTGCTAACTCCTACAACTACATCACGGATGAAGAAGAGACCACCCTGCTAAGCGTTAGCGATGGCATTCGTGGTCAAGCAATTAGCTACATGATGTGGGGCCACCTACAGAACAAGGCTGAGAAGATTATCTTGCACTCGGCAAAGATTGTTATCCGCATGCTTGGTGGTGTGAGGAGGCGAGGTAGATGAGCGAGAGGGAGATCATCGACATTAACGCTGATGTTGGGTCTGACCTCAACCAGCGGACAAGGGAGTCTAGCTTTGATGAGCTAACGTCTTTGGCTTTTGGGAGAAGCGGAGATCCTGTAAAGGAGCAGAAGAAGTCGTTCAACTCCATGAGGCTTGGGTCTAAGTCTAGGCCGTTTAGCCTAAGCAAAGACTTCACTTCTATGTTTGGATCTCCATCGTCCTTCAGAGCGGTGAAGACGTCGTCTATAAGCAGCGATGCTACACTCACAGGTCTCGAGGTTTTCAGCGAAGAAGCAGACGCTGACAAGAACCAAGTCCACGTAACAGATGGCGCTACTGCTGTGTTTATCAACTGCATGTTTAGGCGCAAAGCATCTGGCATTGGCACCGACATGATCAAGATTGATGAGGGATGTGCTGCCGTGTTTATTGGGTGTCGCTTTGTGAACGGCGTATACCCAATCCTTAACAATTCAGCCGTAGCCTCGGTATTTGTGATTGGGTGTGTTAAGTCAAACGACAGCGGCGGTGCCTACAACAACCCTGACGGCAACGCTGTTTCCAACACGGGGTCGCTATGAGCCATAGCCATCAAAAGTCTATCCGTGTGCTCACAGACGTTCAGATGTCTGACGGCACGTCTGTCGATAGCACAAGGATTGACAGGGCCCTAGACGAGTCAGCTGACAGGTTTAACAATCTAGAAGAGGGCGACTTCTCAGAGCAGTTTACTAAGTCTAGCTTTGTGTTTGGGATGCAGCCTTCCCCCATTGTTCCGGTGCCAGTGTCAGACCAGCCCCACAACCCAGGGACTAACCAGCCTGGATGGGGGGATATAGCCACAATTGAGACTAGGGCTGACGAGTACCCCATCTGCGGTCAATGGCTTCCGTGGCTGCCGATTGTCAACCAGAGGTATAGCTCGATAGCCACCGATATTAGTGGGGCGTCGTATGATCTAAAGTTCGCTCCCCTTGACGGGTACACCCCTCCTGATGGCTTTCAAAACAAGTGGAGGGTCAAGGGTACAAACGTCTTATCTCGGAAGGACTTTGGTCTTGTTAGTAATATCGGCAAGTCCAAGCTGTCTGATGAGATGGGCAGGGAGGTGCCTTGGTTTACAACGGCGTGGAGGGACTTTTGGTCAGGCGTCACCAACTTTGCCGATTACGATCAGACCGTTCACGAGCCTGCGCCTCAACGCAACTGGCAGTTTGCTTGGTCTCACTCATGGGAGTTTAACGATCCTGTTATCGTTGATGACATGATGCTGTTTGTCAGGACGGATAAGCCTTGGCCAGAGCTAGACAAATACGCTGCTGGCTCGCATGCTGGCTGGTACGACGCGCCATACGAATATCAAGGAGACGTCCGCATTGGGGGCAGCAATCACCAGTTCTCTACTGCTGACATTATGTTCCAGATGTCTGTAGACAACCCGTTCTCCACTGAAGAGCGCCGGTACAATGACATTGAGTGTTCATTTAACAGCCGAGACATGAGTGGCTACAAGGTAAGCCAAGAGACCAATCTTCAGATCCAATACTCCGACATGGAGCCGGAGTCCCCAGAGTTTGTCCCTGCAACATCAACAGGGGATGGCTTACAGGGCAGGATGATTAGGCTTACGGGCATGAACATTCCAATAAGGAAAGGCGCTAGGCTTAGGCTGTCTATTGTGCTGCCATGGTATAAGCCAGACATCAGCAACGTTGCAGCGCAGTACAACAAGTCCATCACAAATAGCCGAGGCCTGTCTCCCAACAGGTGGGCTGCCGACACTTACTTGGGCAGCGCAATGTCTAAGACCTTAGAGCCCAACCCGTCTGGTGGCACGTCTCTTATGGGCGCTCCCTGGGACAACTGCTCAATCAACGGGTGCCTGACTATCTTGGAGCCACTGGAAGACTAATGGCTAAGGTAACTAGAAAGAAGATACCCAGGGGCGTAGAGCTTACTCCAGACCATGCCTTTGAGCCAATCGAGGATATGAAGGATGAGATAGTCTCATCTAACATTGATGCAGATCAAAGAAAGAAAAAGTACAGCACGTTTAGGCTGAACTTTAATATCCCTTGGCTAGACTCAAAGTACTTCTTTGACAACCGGGTGGATGGGGATGATCAAAACGATTACAAGATTGACGCCCCGTTTTACATCCCGTTCTGCTTGCCCCCATTGCAAGAGGTGTTTGACGGGAGCGACCCCCGGATTACCAAGGACGTGCCAATCCCAATTCTGACTTCGGTTGGCCTATCCTTTGATCAGTCTGATGAGCCAGCGGCTGTCTTAAGCAAATGGTACGGCAAGACACACGTTCCAGACGGCACGCCTGCCGACTATGCTGTCCCTGGGATTGATGTTCATAACGGGTATCAGATCGCGCTGTTTAACGGCACACAGGGAAACCCCACAACCCTAGGAACTACCGAGTACCCAAGCACGGCCCAGACCCCAAGGACATACGTCCCTCCCCCCTTCATGGGCTTTAAGAACTACATTAGGACAGATGCTTACGATCTAGAGCTGTCTATCCTTGAAAAAGAGCAAGCGTTCTTTAGCAAGGGCAAGGTCACAGATCAGCAAGCAGAAGACCTAAGGCAGCCCACCGGGGAGCTTTTGTCCTTGGCGTTCCCTGGCACCAACTACATAGCCAAGAACGACAGGCGCAACCCGCTGACGTATGAGGGAATTAACAAAGAGATTAACCCGTACAAGACATACGTCATGTGCCTTAAGGCCCCTAACCTGCACGATAAAGACGCGACAAGGCGTGAGCACTGCGCTATTGTTAATCTTTGGATTACCCTGAAGTTTAAGCTTGAGCTTGTAGATCGAGACACCGGCACGGACATTCAGAATATCCCGGCGCACTTGGGTGCCAAGGGCTCCCCCGAAGTGACAGTCACAAAGCCCACCGCAGGGAACCTGATCGTTGGAGACAACAACGCTGGCTCAGGCATTGCCAGCGGAGTAGGTCTTGAGGCCATCGACAAGCAGGTTAGGAACAAGCTCCGCGGAGGCTATGGCGAGTTCTCCATGACTCACCAAGCAGAGGCCGTTAAGCAGGACGCTGCATACGAGGTCATGACCGTCCCTCTTGGTCAAGGGTTTGCGTTTAATAGGATGTCTGTAAGGGATGACTACCTATTTTCTCCTTATGCGAGAGGGCCATACTACAGCGACCTGTCTGCTGGAGTTGCTGGCCTTGTTCAGGCCCCATATGTAGACAGGCGAATTATCCCGATTACCCATCCCATGACAATCCACCATGTTGTGTTCGCTATGAACTACACTTCAGATAGGATTGTTAAGGCTTATGACCCGACTCACTTTGAGGGAGGCAGGTCGGCTTGGATGAACATGACTGAGCCAAACGATACTGTGAGGTATGAGGTTGGTGTTGGCATGGTGTCCGGTGTTCGCGGAGATGGCTTTAACTATGCACAGGTTGCCCATTCTTCTTGGGTTAACAACGGCAGCGCGCAGATATCAGATGGGCAGATAGACGCTATTAGCCTTGGCCTTCCTGCTGTAGATCCCTCAGCTAGCGAGTATAAGCTCTGGTCCGTTCCCATTGTGACAAGAACGGGAAGCGTGGGGTCTGGCTATTGGTCTGAGTATGCAGCCGTTGGCAAAGGGAATAATGGCACTCCTTATTACATTGGAGAGGCCAACACCTATACCCACGAGAGGACAACCATTGGAGGCATCGGCGGTGCCGTAGGCACTTATGCCTTTTCTGGAGTAGCTGGGCCCAGCAATGGCACCGAGCAATACCTAGAGGTTAGGTTCCTTGTGGACCCCACTAATAACGCCGCCAATAACCCGTACAGGTATGACGCGGCAGAGCCAGCCGGAAGCCAAGTCTTATGGGACCCAGCGGGGGCGGGTGGCACGCACCGAGAGACTGACTTAGCTATTGGCTATGGCGGATGCTGGCTATACATTATTGGCAAGAAACACGTTACATAGGAGACAAGCATGGCGATCTCACCCCCCAAAAAGGCCCAAGCTGTTAGCCAAGAAGAGCTACGCCGTGGCGCAGCAACGGACGCCCTTAGGTCTCGTTTTACACGAGAGCTTGAGGAGCTACCTGCCGCTGTCGCTAGGGGCGCATCACAGGCCGCAGCTATGGGCATGAGGGGCAGAGGCCGAAGCATGGCAGGGTCAGCCCAGTCTAGGCAGGCCATGGCAGACGCAGCTATGCAGGGGGCTCAGGCCAAGGCAGAGGTAACGTCTCAGATCCAAGAAGCCCAGAAGCAGACGGCGGGCAAGAAGAAGGCGCTCTTGGCTGAGATTGAAGAGCTTAGAAAGGCCAAGCGGTACAATAAAGATGCTGTTGGAGAGCTACGGGCAATCTATGGCGACGACCAAGAGATGTTGGACTTTATTGACGCGCAGATAAAAAAAGCCCCAACCAAGTCCGTGTCGCAAGAAGAAGGCAGCAGGACTCTTGGCGGAGACATTAAGCAGGGCCTCAAGTACCTTGGGTTTTAGTAGGTGACCAATGGCAAGGATTCTACCAGGATCACTCGGCAGGACTTTCTCTGGAGTAGAAAAAACCCAGAGACTATCCCAGCCCATCAGCAGGGCAATGGCCCCAGACACCCCTCACGGTTTTGATGCGCTAGCCGAGACACTACAGCACCCACTAACCAACATGGCTGTCGCAGGCATCTCTAGGATTGGGGATGAGATGGCTTATGCCAAAGCTGTAGACGCAGAGAAAGAGAGGGTAGAGAAAGCCAAGCAGGCCAGAGAAGAGGCCATGCAACAGGCCGAAAACGTCTCTCGGTACAGGCAGCAGCTTGAAGAGCGCGCTAAAGACCCTATGCTCCAGATCGCTATGCAGCGAGCCCAAGAGTTCGAGGCACAGCAACAGCAGCCCATTAACCTGGGATACGTTGGTAGTGTTCCGACAGGCATGACAAGCACTGGGGTTCCTACCGCACAGGCCATGGGAGCAGTAGCAGTTCCCACCGCCCCTGGGTATGTTGGCCCAGACGGGACGGACTATGACCATCAGACCCTTCTTAGGATGGCACAGCAGCAGTCTGAGCTAGATGCTATGCGCCAGCAAGAGGCTGAGGCCATGGCCGCTATTGGGCCAGAGGTTCAGCAGCGGTTTATCCCAAAGACATCTGCTGAGTTCCAGGCGGCTATGGCTGCCGAGACAGACCCTGCTAGGCGACAGCAGTTACTGGCGGAGTCTACGCGCGCTGTAGATGTTCAGCCTCAGTCTGTGATGCAGGCGATTACTGGCGCTGCAAAGACTAAGATCCAAGAGGGCGTAAGAAAAGCAGGCATCGAGGCGGACAAGGCATCGCTTGATGCAGCCAAGCTAGAGCTTGAACAGCAGAAGGCCATGATCAAGGCCATGCTGGACCAAGCCGAGCTTAACCGTAAGCTTGCTGATGATGAGAGCAAGAGACTCAAGCGAGAGTCGGAGATCAAGCTCAACGAGGCCAAGCTAAAGAAGTTCCAACGCAGGATGGCGGCATCTATGCGAAGGGGCGGCGGCAAGAAGTGGTTCCTCGACTACGTCAGGACCCAGTGGGGAGGGGACTTCTCCGCCGCTGTCGACAACCCAGCGTTTATGAACGGGCTAATAAATGCAGCGCCTAATGATAAAGAGTTCAATGCCGCCCGTAAGATCATCGTAGACCAAGCAAGAAAGACAGGGCTTAAAGAAGACTCTAAGAAGATGGCCATCAACAGTGAGATCGCCTCTGTAGATCGCGGCCTAAACAACAACATGGCAGCGCAGGTAACGGCTACAGAGCAGCAGGCGCAGGCAAGGGGCGCACTGGATGCAATGACCCCCTTCGTCGCCAGCGCACTTAAACGACCTATGCCTGGGCAGCGTCCAGTAGAGGGCCTTATTAGCACCACGCAGCCGCTGCCACAGGCTTGGTATGCCGACGGTGAAGTTATGAATGCGTTGGCTGGGAAAAGCGGCGATCTACAGAAGGCAGCGCGAGAGCAAGCGCAGAAGCTAAGAGGGGCGGTGGAGAAGTCTAAAGAGCTACGCAATAACTATGAAAGCTTGCTTCAAGACCGCAAAAGACTAGACGGCACCTACGAGACAGTGGTGCCAACTGCTCAGACACAAGCCCGTCCACAGGCTCAGCCTCAAGCCCAGTCGGCCCCAGCGCCGTCTCGCGTTAAGCTTGTTGGCGTTCGCAACCCTGAGCCTGAGTAGGTAAGCGATGCCTATCTATGACTTTGAAGTCCCTGACGGAAGGATCATCAGCCTTGAAGCTGACTCTGTCCCTACCGAGGCCCAAGTCATGGAGGTGTACAACACCCTTCCGCCTATTCAGCCACAGCCAGAGACCCCGCTTGATAGACTAAAAGAGCAGCGCACCCTGTCTCCTGAGCAGATAGCCACCCTTCCCACAGGGACTGCTATTGGGTCTGGCCTTTACGTGTACGACCGCCAGCCCGGTCAGCCTGAGATGACAAGCGCAGAGGGCTTTAGAAGGGCAGCCATGACTCAGGCCCCTACGGTGGCTACAGCTACAGAGAGGGACGAGTTTAAGCTAGGCGGTGTGCTGCCGATACCGGCTGGGTTCCTTCCCCCCGTGGCGTCAGGCATTGGCCAGCCCAAAGACGCACAGTCTGTATTCCTAGAGGCTGCTGCGCGAGAGGCATCTAAGAGGGACTTTCTCAAGCAACAGGAAGAGGGCATTGGCTCTAGTGCGCTGAGGGATGTTGGTGAGATTTTTGGAACAGACGTCCTTACTGAGCAGTACGGCGCTCCTCCTCAGGAGATGGTTAAGACTGATGCAGGCGCTGTTCCTCGCCAAGACGAGGCGTCGTTTGCTAGCGCATTCCCAGGAGAGGTAGCCGCTTGGTATGCAGACCTGTCTGCGGACCCCCTTGCCACCGCCAGATACAATCCTATTGAGGCTGGGCTTGAGGTCATCGGGCTGCCCGGTGTTGCCAGGGGCATTACAAAGCTTAGGGCCATGGGCAAGGTCAAAGAGGCTGATGCTGCTGTAGATGCGGTTAAGGCTGCTAACAAAGCAAAGCATGCTGATGACCCAGTCGCCGCGTCTAAGGCTGGTCTTGATGAGCCGCCACAGGGGTCAGTGCTAGACGAGCTACTTGAAGGGACGGTAGTCGCATCAGGCCCTGCCATTAAGGCCATGAAGTCTAGAAGCGGAGTGGCCACAGAGGCCCTCATTGAATCAGCAAAGGCGGACGAGATAGCGCGAGAGGCTAACCCAGACTTGTTCTTGGGAGAGCGAAGCGGTGCCCCAGTCAAAACACTAAGGAAGCAAGACCTCGATAAGCTAAGGCGTGATGGCGCAAGCATGAAGCCCAATATGCCAAGCCATGAGCAGCTTCTTATCGACGCCATGGACAAGGGTCTGGATACGGCAGAAGGCGCAGCCGCCACGGCAAGTAAGATTCTTAACAATAACGAAGTAGGGACCCTTCAGGAGGTGGCTGGTCTTTGGTCGAGGCTGGTAACTGTTGCTGACGAAGAGTCTTTGTATAAGACGCTAGCTGACTCATACACCGCTATCGGAGAGGCGGTCCCGGCTGAGGTTGTTAGGGTTGGGAATGATCTAGCGCAGGAGATTGTCGACCTATCCGCAGCAGCCAGCAAGGCAGCTACCGTCGCATCACATAGGCTGGCGTTGCAGAAGATGGGCAAGTCCGCCACCGCCATTGAGAACCTCATATCAAGAGGCACTGCTCAAAAGGGAGCCCAGCTAAGCCTTGAAGAGACCAGGGCCCTTAACGTCTTTGCATCCAACGCTAAGGAGATCCAAAGCAAGATCGACGACATACTGCTGGCCTCAGCCAAGAGGCAGGGCAAGGACGTTAGCGACCTTATCATCGACGGCACAGGCATTCCGACTAGCGCGAGCGGTAAGGAGATCGACGACCTTATGGCTCAGTACGGGGCGCGTGAGCGCAACGCAGAGCTAGCATCCCGTGCGATTAACAGGCTCAACCCCAACTATGGCTCAGGGGCCAGCGGCTTTATTAAGAACAACTTCATGGCCATATCCACAATCCCGAAGATGATTATGGCAGGGGCAGACCTAAGCTCTCGGCTGCGTCAGGGTATCTGGGGACATATCGTAGCGCCCAACGCCCAGATGGAAGGGTGGAAGGCCATGCTTAAGTCTGCAAAGCCTGGGTTTGCTGGCAAGGTTCGCCACCCCACAATGCCAGACAAGCTTATCACCTCAAGGGACTACGCCCTCCTTAGCCAGCGCAAGGCCCTTACCGGCATGTACGAGGGCATCTCTAAGGATGAGGCCGCACGTCAGCAGGTGATCAACAAGTTCATCAGGATGATGGACATTAGCTTCACTGGCATTGGAGATGCGAGGGATCCTCTTAACGTAATAGCTGGCAAGAAGGGCGGCCTTCTCCAGGGCTTTAACAATAGGGAGGAGCTATTTGTTGGCAACACAACAGGGATGCTTCTTGATCTGCTAGACGCCCAGCTACTGGACAAGCCATCCCGCGCTAAGGGCGCTGCCATTACAACGGCTAAGCAGGCGGCCAGCCTCCTTAAGAAGTACGGAGAGTTCTCAGAGCGAACCTTCGCCATCGGCCTTAACCATGACAGGCGCAACGCTGCCATCAGGTTGCTTGGCCTAGAGGACATGAACGCTGACGAGCTAACCGACGCTTACAATGCGTACATGAAGAGGTTTGGGAAGAAGGGCTTCAAGTCTGTCGGAGACCTAGTCAACATCACATACGGACGAGGCAACCTGTTAGATCTAGAGAAGGCAGGCTTTTGGAACGCGGCTCTTAACATGATTATGTTCAGTCCCCGCTTTGCTATGTCGAGGTTTCAGAACGTCCTGTTCCCGTTCATCGACTTCCAAACCCTTAAGGCTGAGAAGAAGCTAAGGTCTCCTGTCCTGGCCAAGATGCTGGACCCTAAGAACTTTGCCGCTGGCGTAGCGGAGGGTGCGGCTATTGGCCTGTCTCCTACAGGAAAGAACAGCAGGCTGTTCAAAGCGGCGCGCAAGCTTAGGAACCCAGACTATATCGATGACGTAGATGACATCGTAGTGCGAGAGGCTATGCTGGCTTCGACTAGGATTGCCGCTGCTATTGGTCTCGCCAACCTTGCGGGGGATACCTTCTTCAACAAGGAGCTATTCTCCACGGACATGAACTCTGGCAGTGACTGGCTTAAGCTTAAGACCCCGGGAACAAACACGAGGCTTGACCTGCTTGGTGGGCTTCAGGGCCCAGTGCGGCTTATGTCCACCCTGTATACGGGGAAGAGATACAACCTAGCTGGAGATGAGGCCGAGCTAGATAAAGACTTTGGCTACACCAGGTATAACGAGATGGGCCGGTTCATGAGGCAGAAGATGTCTCCTCAGGCCTCGTTTGTTTGGGACCGTGTTGTTGGTAAAGACTTCAAGGGTGAAGAGACTGACATTGTCCAGACCGCGGCCCAGTCAGTAACCCCTATCATCCTTCAGGATATGATTGAGTCGGGGCTGGTTCCTTTGCCCAACATGATCCAAGAGCTATATGGTGCTGAGGGATCTCAGCTAGGTCTCGACTCTCTTCTTGTCCTTCCTGCCATCTTTGGCGTTGGATACTCAGACATTGAACCAAGGTTGAAGTAACGATGAGAACGCCACCTAGACTAAAAGACCTGCACCCTTGGTTAAGGGCCAGGGTCAATAGCCTTGCCGTAGTTCATAGAAGGGCAAACCCCTGCACGTCTCTTTGCTTAATTTGGGCAGAGCGTTCGATCAGCAACCAGAAGGCGGCCTATGCCGCTGGAAGGTCTAAGCTTGATGGCGTTAACAAGTTCAGCCTGCACAACTACTTCCCATCTTTGGCTGCTGACTTGTGGGTTTACACAGGTGCAGACGACGAAGATCAGGAGATATACGAGGGCAGGCCACCTAAGGAGCATGGACTAGACCTACAGCTTATGCAGAAGGGCAGCCTTAAGAACTGGTATATCCCCCTTGGTAAGCTGGCCGAAGATTGCGACTTGGAGTCCGGGGCGCTATGGCGTTTCTTCCGTGATGGACCTCATGTGCAGGTGCCTAAGAAGCAGCGCATGAAGCTACTTCAGGAGGCTC